ATGGATACCCTGTACAACGCGGACAACATCAGCAGCAACCGCTGGGGCGTGGTGACCAAGCTGGCCGGCATCTACTACGGCGCTGGCAAGATCAACATTGGCAGCACCGGCCAGGGCAACGCCTGCAACTTCACCGATGCCAACCAGGTGCTGATCTGGCGCAAGAACAAGGTTGCCGACTCGTTCTACGAGTTCAATCTCCAGGGTGCATCCGGCAACAAGACTACCCAGACCCTGACCGGCTGGGTGATCCGAGGCGAGCAGGGCCAGAAGTGGAACGTCAACTGCGGTGCCAACGGCGATTTCAAGGCCTACGGCTGCGCCATGTCGGATCTCAATACGGCGGTGCTGTCCGCCGGAAGCGTTATCAGCGGCGGCTCGGTCAGTGCGGCGGGCCTGATCACCACCAACGGCGCCGAGATCAGCGGCGTGGATTTCTCCGGGCAGACCGGCGCGGTGCAGATCACCACCGCGCCATCGGGCATCGCCAACATCTCCGGCGATACCTTCACCTCGCCCGGCACGGGGCATGCCATCGAGATCACAGGCACGGCTGCGGATTGCACCCTGACCGGCGTGACCTTCAGCGGCTACGCCGCCAGCAACGGCAGCACTGGCAACGAGGCGATCTTCGTCAACATCGCCAGCGGCGCCATGACCATCAGCATCAGCGGCGGCTCGACGCCCAGCATCCGCACGGCGGGCTGCACGGTGACCGTGAGCAGCGCCGTGACGGTCACCCTCACCGGCCTCAAGAACCCAACCGAGGTGCGTGTATTCAACGCCGGCACCACCACCGAACGCAGCGGCACCGGGGCGGAGAACGTCACCTCCGGGTCCCATGCCTTCGGCCTGCCCTCTGGGACGGCGGTGGACATCTCCATCCTGTCCCTGGGCTACCAGAACCTGCGCATCCTCAACTATTCGACCGCCTCGAACGCGACGCTGCCCGTGTCCCAGGTGATTGACCGGCAGTATTTGAACCCTTAAGGAGACCGTCATGGCCATCCAGCTCGACCCCAGCAACCTGCAAGACTCCGCCGCCGATGATGGCTCCCAGGAGGTCTACATCAACACGGCCGCCAAGACGATCAAGCTCGTCGCGGTGGGCGGCATCGTCGATACCGGACAGCAGTCGGAAAACGGCGTCACCGGCAAGTGCGTCTATTCCTTCTTGAAGGAGCAATGGCGCGACGACCCGAACAGCAAGAACCTTGCGGCATTCCCCTTCCCGATGGTGCCGATCACCGACGAATTCTTCGAGCTGGTGGATGGCTGGACCTGGGCGAACACCACCACCGAGGGCCTGCTGCGCAATTGCGGCTGGCTGGTGCGGAACACCTCCGGCAACCTGATCGAACACTGGGCTGGCATCAAGACCACGGGCTCCACCGAGGCCAACGACCAGCTGTACTACCAGCTTTTCGGGGCATCGGGCGATGGCATCGCGGTGAATTTCAACCTGCCAGGCGCGGTCAACCAGGGTGTGCAGGTCATCGACGACCCGAACGGTGACGGCAACTACGTGGACGGCTTCTCGCGCACGACCAACATCAAGGTCAAGAACCGCGAGTACAACCAGATTTACTCCATCGGCTCGACCCTAGCCAACGGCGAATCCTCGCTCACCGCGCCCAAGGTGTTCGGTTTGGATGCCAGCACTACTACCGACCTGAACATCGAGGACACCGATGTCAACGTGGCGGCAAACATACCCTACACGGCGATCAAGGTGCGCTACTTCGATCAGGCCTACACCAAGGATGTCGATTCAACCACCGACCGCAACTTCGGCATCGTCATCGACGTCGGCACGCATTCCGGGGTTGATGGCTCCACTACCGCGGCCGGAAATACCCTGACCACGGCCGAGGCCGGAATCACCGGGGCGGATTACACCGGCGGCACCCTGACCATCCACGAGGGCGCGAACGCTGGCATCTACACCATCAGCGGCACGCCAACGGCCGGGGTGGTGACGATCACCACGACCTTCGCCAACACCCTGAGCAACCAGTCCTTCACGCTCCAGCGCGCCACGCCGGTTTCCGCCACGGCCGAGCAGATCTACACCAAGGTCCAGTATCTGCTGCGCCAGGACGCGGACATGGACGCCACAGACCAGACGGTGAACGGCAAGCTGGCCGACCAGCTGCTCACCTTCGTTGGATCGGACCTGAAGTGCGGCGCCTTGAGCCCGGCCAACCCGAACGGCGGCGGCAGCGGGGTGATGATCGAGGGCTTCTCGGCGGCGGACACGAACCGCATCACCTTCTACGACAACACGGCCACGGCACGGAACTACCCTTACGTGGCCTCGCTCACCATCAACTTCGGCGACAACCTGAAGCTGGACGCCAGCGCGAAATATTGGGTCTACTTCTCGACCCTGCCGGGCGCGGGAAACGACTTCGGCGAATCCGGCGCGCTGCTGGTGGATGATGCCTCCGGGGTGGACATGACCGGCAACGTCGGCGGGGCGTCCAGCGTGACCAAGAGCTTCGCCTATTCGACCAACAGCCAGGGCGGGCGCACGCCGGGCACCGATGCCGATATCACCGTCATCGGCATCGGCCTGGCAACGGGTCAGTATGTAAAAACGACCGCCACCATCGCGCAGAGCACCACCAACAGCGCCTCGCTGGTGGCCAGCCTGGAGCGGCAGTACGCCAACCCGTAAGGAGCAGGCATGGCCATCATCTTCGATGGGCCGAACAAGCTGCTGATCCTGTCCGCCGGCACTACGGAATTGAACGTGCCGGCGGCTTATTCCGCCTGGAAGGATTGGGTACTTGCCGGCAACGCCCAATACCCACCGGCCTTCGCGTCGGTGGGTGGCGATCCCATCGATGCCGGGCAGGGTACCGCAGTGCCGTTTTACGATTTCCTCGTCAACGGCTGGCGCGTGCGGCCCCAGGAGGCGGACCACACCCTTTCCGTGACGGGCGGCATCCTGCTGGTGTACGGCGGCGGCGATCCGTTCGTGAATACCCTGGGAAACTACGTGGTGCGCATCAATTACCAGCAGCCGGTGCAGGCCATCACGGTCAGCACCGGGGGCGGTACAGCGCCGACGGCGGAGCAGAATGCGGCGGCGGTGTGGGCGCATGCCACCGGCGCCGCCGTCGCGGTACGTCTGGCCGAGGTGTGGGGCCGGCTGGGTCTCGATGCCAGCAAGCCCGTCACCCAGGGAAATACCCAGATCAGCTTCGGCGACATCGTGCTGCAGCTGGCCCTGGATGAGAGCGGTAACGGGACGGTGAACCGGCTATGACGCTCAACCAGCGCGCCGTTTTCACCCTGGGCGTCGGCTATGGCGCGGCGTCCATGGCCAGGCTTGGCCTGTGGCCTGGCGGGCAGTCGCCCGCCGAGCCGCCACCGCCCGCCGTGCGGCCTGCTTCCGGCTCGCCCGGTCGCAGCCCTCGGCGGCGGGTGGAGGAGGATGAGGCCGTGTTGTTGATTCTGTTGAGGTAGGCATGGATATCTCCGCCGCGTTCAAGCTGCCGCCCGAGGAGGCGATTGCCTTCCTGGAGTCGAAGGGCTATCGAGTCACCTTCGACTGGCACGAGATGCTGGACGAGGCCCATGCGCTGGCCTTTACGGTGGCCAAGGCGGCCCGCCTGGATATCCTGTCCGACATCCGTGGCGCCCTGGTGGCGGCCATGGAGCAGGGCAAGCCGTTCGACGATTTTCTGGCCGATCTGGCGCCGACCTTGAAGAGCAAGGGTTGGTGGGGCAAGGATGTGGTGATCGATCCGGACACCCTGGATGCGCAGCTGGTGCAGCTGGGCTCGAACCGCCGCCTGAAAACGATCTACGAGACGAACCTGCAGTCGGCCTACATGGCGGCGCGCTGCAAGGCGCAGATGGCGGCGAATGCGTTCCCGTACCTGATGTATGTGGCGGTGATGGACAGCCGCACCCGGCCGACGCATGCGGCGCTGCATGGCCGTGTTTTCCGCAAGGATGATCCGATCTGGCGGACTCATTACCCACCCAACGGCTACAACTGCCGCTGCCGCACGCGGGCGCTGACCGAGGGCCAGGTGGCACGGGAGGGCCTGGCGGTAGAGTCGTCCGCCGGCCGCATTTTGACCAAGGAGGTGAACGCGGGCGTCAATAAGGTAACCGGCGAGATTTCCAAGACGACGGTGACGGGGATTACGGTCATCGATCACGTCACCGGCAAGGAGTCGGTCATGTGGGTGGATGCCGGCTTCGATAGCAGCCCATGCAACGGCAGCCCGATCATGGATGACCTCTTGTATAAGAAGGCCAGGCAGGCGCTGCTGGACGACCAGGCGATGGCGGCGGTGGCCGAGGTGCTGACCAGCGATGTTCGGCTGAAGGTGTGGGAGGCGTTCGTGATGAACGCGATCTATTCCGGCGTGGCGGACTCGGCCGGGAATGCGGTGGCTCAGGGGCGGCGGATAACTGCCGGCACCGCCAGCGCCGCTGACCTGGAGTTCCTGGCCAGCAAGGGCATCACGCCAGACTCGCCTTTGTTCACCATCGACGACCGCATGATGGTCGGAAAAAAGGCACGGCGGCACGACGAGTCTGGTGATTCCTTGAGCGAGGTGGAATGGAATGACCTGCCGACAAAACTGGCTGGTGCGTCGCGCTATTGGGACGACGCGAACCGGACACTGCTCTACGTCTTTCCGAGTGATGACGGTCGTATGATCAAGGTGGCAGTGGACTTCGAAAGCGGGGAAGTGGTGACGGCCTTCAAGGTTGACCCCGGGCCAAGTTCATTCAGCGGCTTTGATAGGCTGGAATGAGTGAGACGGCGCCGGACTCGAACCGGATAGAGCGCAACGGGCTTTCGGATTGGCTTCGCAGCCTCATCGCCTTGCGGCCCCGGACGCCTCGCCTCCTGGGAGCGACTCTGCCGTCTCGATACAAGGATAGCACGTGGCCAAGCTGATCAGCATCGAGGTCAACGACCAGGAGGTCCGCGACCTGCTCAACCGTCTGCAGACCAAGATATCCAGCATGGCGCCGGTGTTCGCGGACATCGCCCAGGCCATGGAGACAGAGACGGAGAGTAACTTCGCCAAGCAGGCTGGCCCGCTCGGTGCCTGGCCAAGATTGTCCGAAGCGACCATCTCCAGCCGCTTGAAGGCCGGCACCTGGCCGGGGCGCATTCTGCAGGTCACCGGCGGCCTGGCGCGCAGCGTGGTGTCCACCTACGGCAACGATTTCGCGCGCATCAGCAGCTCGATGGTCTACTCCGCCATCCACCAGTTCGGCGGCCTGGCCGGACGCGGTCATTCAGTCCGCATCCCAGCTCGCCCGTACCTCCCCGTCCACCCCGACGGCCGACTCCAGGATTCAGCCGATCGCACAATCACCGAGATCCTCAACGCCTACCTTTCCATCCCCTGATTCTCCCGCCGATTTGTATTGCCCTATCGGCAATTCCGTTGTTTTTCGCTTCCCGTTATTCCCCGCTTTTTTTCGCCATTTCCCGATTTATCTCAAGTTTCCCCTCTGATTTATTGATCAGAAACATTTGATCTTGAAATATGCTTAGCCATCCCCACCTTGTCTTCATGGAACGCAAAGACATGAGGAAGCTGTCGTTCGAGGCGCGCGAGGAACGACGGCGGCAAGTGGTGGGTTTGCGTCGGCGGGGCTGGACGTATGAGGCCATTGCTGAAGAAACCGGCCTTTCGCGCACCGGGGTGTTCAACATCTGCCAGCGGCATGCCCGCGAGGGGACGAAAGGCCTCAAGGACAAGCAAGGCGGACGCAAAGTGGGTGAGCATCGCTCGCTGACGGCGGAGCAGGAAGCCGAAATCCGCAAGCTGATCACCGACAAGACGCCGGATCAGTTGAAG